ATAAAAATATTCTTTTTGCTATATCGTCTAATCTATCCCAACCTATTATATCATCATCAAAATTTATAGCAGTCCAAGCCCAAACTTTACTAAATCCATATTTGAATAAATTATCTATTCTGGGATAAACAACTTTATCAAGTCTTAAAAGATTACCTGAATCACCAAAGAAAAGTTTATAATATTCTTCTGGTATTTTATCTAAACATAAGATATCACATTGCATTTTTTCTCCTTATCTTGTTTCATTTATTATAACTAAAAATAGAAATGTCAAAAATAGAATGTAAAAACTTTTACTTAAAAATTCTATTGTATCCATTTTATTTTTCCTTATTATATTAAAATATGTTTAAAATAATATTAAAAAGTTTCAAATTCTCTAAAAATCTATTATATCTCCAGCATCCAAAATCAAAATAATTAGAATTAAAAAGAAAAAATTTATAACCAAAAATCCAATCGTTTCTTCCATTTCTTTTCCTTAAATTAAAAATAATTAAAATTCACGAATCATTTTTCTATTTCTTTCAATTCTTTTATCAAATCCTTAATCTCTTTTTTACATTCACATTTTCTATATTTTTCTGGGTTAGCAATTCTATCTGCTAACCTCCATAATCTTATTTCTCTTTCGATATCTTCTTTACTATAATTTTGATATTCAATATCATCATCAATAAGAAGCATCCCAAATACAAATATAAGTAAAAATATACTCAAAGCAAAAAAGACTAATTCATTCATACAATTCCTTTAACTACTACAGCTTTCACATTCTTCAGGAGTTTCATTATCATCATTATGACTATAATAAAGAGTTTTAATACCCAATTTCATTGCATATATCATATCTTTTAGATGAACCCAAGAATCTCTTTTTCCTTTTTCATCTGTATAATACAGACTCAAACTTTGACTTTGGTCTATAAATTTTTGTCTTATAGCGCCCAATTCAATGATAGTTTCATTTGGAATATCCCAAGCAAGTTTATACCATTTTGATAATTTATTTAGTTCAGGTAATAATTGTTTATCATTTACTTCTTTATCTGTTTTAATAGCAACCCAATCTTTAGGAAATTCAATTCCTTCTGTTACACCTGCAATGATTGCAGAGCTTGCAGTTGGTGCAATCGCCATATGAGCACTAAATCTTAATCCAGTTTCTTTTATTTCTTTTCTTAATTCTTCCCAATCATATTGATAAGGATAGTTAAATGGGCATTTGCTAACGTCCATTGGTAAAATACCATCTGCATATTTAGTTTTATGGAACCATTCTGGTCTTCCTCTTTCTTTTGCAAGTTGATTACTAGCTTTATAAATAAAATATGCAAGTTTTTCAAATGCTTTATGTGTCAATTCTTTAGCCAGTTCTGATTCAGGTAAAGCTTTATTTTTAGCTAAGAAATAAGCATAATTAACAGCACCTATTCCTATACTTCTTCTCATTTTATTAGAAATTTCTGCTTCTTTGATAGGATAGAAAGCATAGTCAATCAAATTATCCATACTTCTGAGTAAATTATAAATCAGATTATATGCTTCTTCATCACTCATTTCATAAAATTTTGCTATATCTACAGAGCTTAGATTACATAGAGCAATTTCACCAAGTTCTTTCTTTTCTCCAATTATTTTCAATTCACTTGTGCTCATATCTTTGTATAAATTTTCAGTTGCTTGAGTTAAAGGTGCTGTCGGCAAAAGTACCTCAGCGCAAAGGTTCGAACTATTTATATACTCTTTAAACATACTTTGTTCTTGTACATTTTCATCAAAAAACTCATATATATTACCAGTTTCAAACCTTTGTTTAATAAATTCTTCGAGTACATCAATAGCAGAAATTTTCTTTTTTCTTATTCCACTTTTTTCAGAATAGCAATCATACCATTTCTTAAATTCATCTCCATAAGTTGTTAATAATTCTGGTGTATCTTTTGGATTGAATAAATAAATATCTTCATTATTAAGAGCCTTTTCTATAATATATTCATTCATTTTAACACCATATTGAAGCTTTCTTGCTCTATGTTCTTCAGCTCCACCTTCTTCTTTTAGTTCTATTAATTCTGGGTAATCATAATCCCAAGTATTATAATAAACAATACCAGCACCTTTTCTAGAACCTAATTGGTCATATGCGCTTACTGTAGATTCAAATTTTTTAATAAATGGAACTTTTCCTTTTGATTTTCCTAATTTTGCTATGAGACTTCCATAACTTCTAATTAATGAAACATCAACAGAAACACCTCCACCATATTTACTAAAAATACCTAAAGCATTATCGACAGCATTTATACTTTCTGCACTATCGCCAGCTTGCATCAATACACAACTTGCCATTTGTGGATTTAAAGTCATTGAATTCAAAGCAATTGGTGTTGCTCTTGTAACATAAAATTGACTCATAATATCATATGAATCTTTTATCAACTTCATTCTAATATCTTTTGGTTCTTTCCAAAATCCAAATATAGCAAGTCTCATAAAGAAATGTTGAGGCAATTCAAGTATTTTATTCTCTGTATATTTTTTAGCATATTTTTTAGCAAATGTTTTTATCCCTAAATAAGTCTCTATTAAAAAATCTCTTTCTGGTTTAATATAATCATTCAATTCATTGATTTCTTCTTCAGTAAAGCTTTCTATTACCTCTCTATTATAAACACCATATTTTATACCTTTCTTAAGTACATCAGAATAATGAGGATATTCATCTCTTTTAATATTCCAAGTTTCTTTATATAATTTTTGCATAAAAAGATTTCTTGCTATCTTATCATAGTATGGTGCAAGTCTTGATATTTTATTAGCAACAGTTTGAATAACAGAATCAAACAATTTCGTAATATGGATTTTATCATATATTTTTAGGTTAATATCTTCTAATATTTCTCTTACAATTTTATCTGCATTTTCTTCAGATATATTTGTTTTGTGTGTAGTTGCCCAATAAAGAACTTTATAAAGCTTTTCTGGATTATATGGTTCTGTTCTACCATCTCTTTTTACAACTAAATGTTGTTTGCCATTAATTAACCTTATCATTTACTCTCCTAATATTTTAGTTGTATTAACTTCAAGTTTCAAATCTTTTTCAGATTCAATTAAATAAATATAATTCACTTTTCTTAAAGTACCTAAGCAAAATATCATATTATCTATCTTATTAAATTTTAATTTTTCTTTTAACTTTTTTAATTCATCAATAACATCATTTACATTTCTTGTATATATAATTTTATAATAAGAGTCATTTTCTTTTATATATGACTTTAAATCAATATTTTTGTTAGTGGTAATTTTAATAACTACTGCCTTTTTGTTCTTCTTTTTCATCTTCTAGTCCTTTTGCAATGCGTAAAATAATTAAATATCCAATAAGATCCATAATTGTATCATCACCTGGATATTCTTTACCTCTAGCTATTCTAGACAACTTGTCATCTATTCTAACATTAATTTGTTCAATCATATTAGATTTACTAAAAATTCTAACCGGATCAAATGCACTATTACCATATGCTCTATTTTTTGCTTTAAGCATATCACCAACAGATTGTAAAATGTTGTCGACTTTTTTATCAAAATCAAAATTATATGTCATTTATTCTCCTTTTGTATGAAGTGTAGTTTCTATAAAAATTTTACGTTTTAATTTTAACAAAACAATGATTAAATTAAGATTAAAATATATTTAATAAAAAGAAGAGATCTAGGAGCCGATCTCTTGCTTAGAGTAGTCTGGTCTTAGAGGAAGAATTTTTCTTGTTCTTTTTAATTGTGAAGCTTTCTTTTTATTTTTGAGTTTTATTTTAGTTCTCAAAACTTGTTTGAATGATTTCATTTTTAATATTCCTCTTCATCTGTTGTATCAAAAATTCCTTCTTTTGTTTCTTCTTCTATTAGTTTTCTTTGTTCTTCAAATTCTTCTTTTGTCATTTTAAAGATATTTTCAAGTGCCCATTGATGACTTAATACAGTACCAATAATTCCATTTGATTTAAGGTCAGAATAAACTTCTGATTTCTTAACATAAGATTCTAATCTACCGTTTTCTATAATTTGATTTGATGTAGGCCAAATAATTTTTATATCTTGTTTAATATCTTTCCATTCAGATTCACTTATAGTATTAGTTGCTATTAGTTCTAATTTTAGCAAATTTAAAATAAATTGAGAGAATTTTCTTCTAAGCTTGTTTATAAATTTAGTAAATTTTTCCTCTGCTCTTAAAATATCTGTTCCTGTAAAATCCATTGTTGATGTTGTTACATCAATTCTAGATACAGGAATTTTCATTGCTATATAAAGTTTTTTGAGAAAAATTTCATGGTCTTCTACAGAATCAATAAATCTCGTATTTCCACCTATTGTATCAACAGATGTACTTTCATTTCCATTTCTAGTTGGAAAAACATAATCATTAATTAATGATTGAAATGTTTGTCTACCTTTAAATTCACCAGTAGATGGATCGTATGACAATTCTGAACGAATAGAATTTATTACATTATTAATGTATTGCTCAGCTTTTGATTTTGGCAATTTTGCAACATTAACATTCCAAATTCTTGTTTCAATGGCTCTTAGAATTCTATATATAATAAATGAATCTTCTATTGTAGTTAAATTATTTACAGCTTTTAATGCATAATAAAGATATCCAACTCTTAAACCATCTTCAATCAAACCAGAATCTGAAATAACAATTTGTTCTGGTTTATAATAGTCTTTTGATGTTTTTTCAAAGTTAAATTTTTGAGTTATATCTTTATATACATAATAAATATTTCCATCTTCATCTATCTTTTTTCTTAATCCTATAGGATTTAAAATGTAAATATCAACAATACCTTGTTTTATATTTTTATTATTATAAATAATTTCAGCGACTAATTTTGAATCTATATACCACTTTCTAAAAAGGTCATCACCTTTACCTGAATAATCTAATAAACCCATTATTTTATCATATTTTTCTAAAATAGTTTTTTGAATATTTTTTGAAATATTTGTATCATTTACAAATGACAATGATGGAATATTAACACCATCATCTTTAACCGACATTACTTCGTTTACAATTTCATCTATTGCTGAAGAAACTTCTGGAATTTTTGAAATTGTTCTATAATCTCTTATTAATCTATCTTCTTTATCAAATATATCTTCTTCATTCTTTTTTCTTAATGTATTTTTTGGTTTTATATTATAATTAATAGGCAATTCTTCGCTTGAAGGAGCCAACTCAATTCTAGATGGATCTGATGTTGTTGATAAATTTTTGGTTTCTTTTTTTCTATCTTTAGGTTGAGATAAAAATGTCTTCTTTAGTGATTCCCATAATGTCATTTTTCAAAGCCTTTTTAATTATTTATTTTTTTTTTCTTTCCTGTTTTATTTTTACCAGATTTTGTTTTCTTTGTATGTGAATATATAAATCTATAAAGATCGTCTTCAGATAAATCACCTCTAAGAACGAATTTTTCCGATGGAACATGAATTGCTTTATACCAATCTTTTGGTTTAATATATTCAAGACCGGCTATTCTAGGTGTTATATATGTTTTTGTTATTATATGAGCAAGTCCATTTTTTCTTAAAAAATCTTTTATCATTTCCCAAGAAAGTTCCAATCTTCTATTCTTTTTGATATTCATTTTATTTATTTTAATTATATATTTTACTATAATTTCTCTAAATTTTCTTGGAGCCCAATGCAAATTTATTCCGTGTATATAATTTCCTCTTATATTAAAAATAAATACTAAAGGATTTGCATCAAACCAACGTAAAATTTTCAAAGGTGTTTTTGGATTTGGATATTTAAATGCAACCATTGAACCTGGTTTGATTGCACGTCTATTCATTTTTGTATATTCAGTTGAATACTTTTTACCAGCAATTTTAGCTAATACATTTTTATACCATTCATATGATTCTTGTTCTAATTTTGTTAGTTCTTTCTTTTTAGCCATTTATTAACTCTTTTTATTATGATTCAAATGGTAAATTTGCAATTTTCAAATTAGTAATTGCAAAAGTAACATCAAATGTTCCAAATTCATCTTCCATTTCATTATCTAATCTAAAATCTCCAACACTAATAGGAAATAATTTTTCTAGTGTATAAATTTTATTATCATTCAAATAAATATCCATTGTTCCTGAATATTCATCCGGATAATACTTTAATACACCAGAATTATCAAATCTACCATATTGCCATGTATTAAAATATCTATGGAAAAATGCAGTAGACGTATCATAAAATGTAACAATCACAGAATCTAAAGTTACTACAGTGCCATTATGATAAATAGTATTATAATAATATTGCGAATTTACTTGAGTTGAATTTGATGGAATAGACAATGATTTTGCAAAAATTCTTACTGTTTTTCCAAATTGATTAATATTAAAATTATTCAATTCATCCATATTAGGTGGATTTAATAAAATATCATAATTATTCGGTTTAGCAAAATGTTTAACATAAGATTGAAATTCCTTTATATCTATTTGCACTATAGAGCCTTTTTAATTATTTATTTTTCTTGTGTTTCTTCAATATCTTTATTCATCATTCCAATAAATATATTCAAATCCAATGGTGGCATATCTAAAATCTCATCAATAGACCAATGAGAAAATTTTTTCATGCGGTGGATATTTTTGTATAGTGATACCACCCCACCGCCGATTATGGTATCACCAAAGAAAAATCCGGCAGTTGAGTGAACTCATATCTAGATTCATGTTTACAATTTATACATTTTACGTCAATTTCAAATGAAATATATGGTAAAATATCTATCATTTGCTCTATAAATTTATTATAATTAGTCTCATCAACATTATCTAAAAACCAATCTGTCAATTCATCTAAAGTAAAACCAGCAAAAATCTCATTTTTATAGCTGATTTCTCTAACATAACTTAACATATATTTAATATTTTTTAGTTCATCATCTTTTTCTGGAATATAAATAGAGCTTGATTTTAATCTAAATGTTCAATCTTTTGTTTTAACTTCTTTTTGTTTCAATTCTGTTTCTATTTTAACATTTTTATCTATATTAAATTTTACATCTGTAATAAATTTGCATTCAGGACATTTATATTCTAATTCTATAAAAACACCTCTAGAAAGTTTATATGTATAAATTAATAAAACTTCTCTTTCAAATGGAGTAAGTTTATCTCTATTTTTTAAAACTCTATCTTTATTAATAATATTTGGCATCAATAAATATTTCTCAATAAGTTCCATTTGAATTTCACGTCTTTCATCTTCATTTAATTCATTAGACAATGCGTCATCTCTAGCAGTTTCATATTGAATTATTTGTCTATTTGACCAAGGTTGGATTTCAAATTCATTTTTTCCTATTTTTACTGTTAATGTCCTAAGTGCTTTTAGATTTGGCAAACTCATTTATTACTGTCCTTTTGGTTTTTTCTTAAGTGTTCTTTCTCTTTTTCTTTCTATAGCTGCAGATTTTGCTTTTCTTTTTCTAGCAGCAACTCTTTGTGCTCTTTTTCTTTTAATTTTTTCTTGAGCACTCATTTTAACTTCTTTCTTTTGTCCAGATTTTGTTGTTACTACTTTGTATCCTTCTTTATCAGTAACTTTTTTAACAACACGTTTACCATCACGATAAACAACTTTTCTTTTTAATGCTTCATTTACTATTTCATCAAAAAATTTCATTTTTTATCTCCTCTTTTATCCATATAATCTTCTTGGAGCTAATACAGTTCCAAATTCATCTTCTTCAAGTCCAGTTTTAACCTCTTCTTCAAGCTTTTCTGCTTCTTCTAACATTCTTTGTGGATTCAAATTCAAACCATTTCCAATCATTGATGCATTTTCAACATTATATTTCAATCCTATATTTCTTGACCATTGTCTAAGTGCTTTTGCTTCAACCAATTTTTGAAAAAATCTATTATTTACCAATTTATTCGGGTCAACCTCAACAAGTACTTCTAATGCTATTTTATCATAATCAGATCTAGCTAATTTTAAAATACGCGAATCTGGATTATAATCATATACTATTTGTTCTGAAAATTGTTGTCTTATAGTTGATAAATATTGATTACTAATAATATAAGATGTAATAGAGTCAGTTGAACCTAAAACCATAAATCTATAAATATCAGATGGTATTAGATAATTCGATGAAATAATTGTAGATCCACCATAGCACTGAAGAATTGCTCTAACATTATTTAGAACAATTTCAGTTTGACCATTTGGTTCAATAACAATCCAATCTTTTTGTGTTCCAAAAGAACTATATTCATAAAATTCTTCTTTTGCTTCAGCTAAAATGTCATTCCATTGATTATCTGTTATTTCTATAGTGTAAATTTCACCACCAAGTTTTCTTTTAATATATTCTATTAAATCATATTCTGAATTCAAATATGCCATTTATCAATCCTTTTATAGTCTTTCTATTCGCCAATCAAAAAATGATATATCAACAGGTACTATTACAGTAGTTTCTTGTGTTCTAGTATCTAGTTGAGGTCCCATAACATTAACAAAAAATACACCATCAAATACAAATTTTAATATATTAACATTTTTATTATTTTGTATATAAATTTCAAATGCATCAATAGTCTTCAATGTTTTTCTATAATTTTCTTGAATATCTAATAATGTAGTATAGACATCCCAATTTTCATCTAAAATAAATTCTAATGGTATAGTTCCTAATTCTTTTGAATCACCAATAGCTTTTGCGTGTTTCCCTTTCTTTTGAAATACAATTTCACCTGTTATAACGTCTGGGAGTTTTACACTTTGTAGATAATATTTTAAAATTTTATCGTTATAAGAAAATTGAGCAAAAAATGAAAATGAATTAGCAAATGACTGGTGACTCATGGCATTTTAACCTTTTTAAAATATTTAAAATTATGTTATATTATATCAAAAATATAGTTAAATTAAGTTTACATTTTCAAAAAAATTCCAAAAATTGTAAAAAACTATTTACTTTTTTCAAAAGATATGATAAAATAACTTGTTATTTTTAAATAGTTATGTAAATAACTTTACAAAGGCGCCAAATGAATCGACCGTTAGGATTTAACTTAACAGATCCAAAATCAACTGTTAAGATTGATAGAGATACTAGTCTGACATCAATATCATTCTATATTCCTCTGTTCTGGCTACAAAAAAGAGCAGAGATGTTCTTTCAAAAAAATGAACCTAACGGCGCGGTCGATTACACATTTAATATGTCAGACTTTTATCTCTACCTAACGGCTCGATCTCATTTCATCAACAAAAAACATAAATATAACATTGCTAAAAAACACTACAATCTACAAAAAGGCTTTCCTACTCATAAACTAGAAATAGACATTTATGAATTCAAACAATTCTTCGAAACATACTTCCAACTAGATAATTCTTCTGATTTTTTCAATGCAATGAAGTCATTTGCTACATCTGAATTTGTTGCTCAAATAGATTCTATCATGACAAATCCTTGGCTTTATGGGTCAAAAAAGAGATTTAACCAAGTTATCAAATCTCAAAGACCTAAACTTGTTCTAAAAACAGAATCAGAACTAAATATGAAACTTGATGAGCTAAAAGCTTTAATTTCTCTAACAGTGCCTATTTATGCAGACAAAAAACATCCATATTTTATGACAAAAACAAGATTTGACCATTTGGTTATTAGAGCTTTAGCGATGAAGCCTGAAGCTACATATAATAAAAAATATAATGTTCACGAATCAATGATAGGTCTTTCACATGAAAAAATTGCACTTTTGACAGGACATACACATTCACACGTAACAAAAGTTCTTAGACAATTTACAAAAATATACACATTTGACAAAATCAACCAAGAAACATTCTTGCGTATTCAGATGAGAAATACAGAAGAACCATCTGAATATACAAGAGTGTTTGAAGTTGATCCTAAAATACAAGAAATAGACGCAAAAACAGGCGAAATAAAACAACAAAAACATTATTTCGCTCTTGTTGGGTCAATGTCACTGAATCAAACAAATTTCAAATTCTGGATAAGAACAAAAACAGGGAAAAAGACTTTATCTGTTTCTTCAAGAGCAACAAAGTCTCATTTCTCTAAAAATATCCAGAGATTCACGCTAATAGACTCAAACACTCTACCAAAAAACTCAAAAGGACTTGACAACTTAAACTGGCTTTTTGTTTCTGATTCTGGTCTAGAAACACGAACACCTAATAAGGTTTTGGATGCGTACCAATCAGAACAAAGGCTAGTTTTTACTGGCAAGTCAATTAATGAAGCAATTCACAAATTTAGATTTTTAGTAGCATATAAAAATTCTTTAAATTATTACAGACAGTCTAAAGACTACAAACTAGTCAATATACTAACAAATCTTGCAAATAATAGATTATCAAAATTAGGTCAATTCGTTGGTTCATTAACAAACAAAAAAACAAGAAAAAAATTCTTCAATCAAGAAGAACTATCAAATCTAGAACATTTCAAACCAATTGTAAATCTATATAATATGCTCAATCAACTTCAACTTTTCTTGAAGTTTGATAAATCATTTATATCACTGAACACACTGATGAACTCTGGATTCACTTGGACAAGACACGATGATAAATCTATTATTTGCACTCAAACTGACTTATATGATTCATCTAAGACACAAGAATATAAAATATCAAGAACTCAAGATCTTGCACAAAGAAAAAAATTCTTTGGTTCAAAATTTATAGAACCTAAAGAATCAAGAATAACTAGAGAAAAAGAATTTAATTCCATAATAGACAAATATACTAAAAATCTAAATAAACTTTATATTGAAAATAAAGAATTAACAATTATATCTACAATCTAATTTTTTTAGTTTTAACTTCGTTCGTTCGTGTTTATGTTCCAGTTTTCTTTTTACTACATGACTTAATATAGTAGTGTCTTCTAAATTGTTTTAATCTATCTTTAAATTTTATTTTGTTAAAATGTTAAAAAATTATAAAAAGGAGTTTATATGAGTGAAATAGATTTAAAATCAATGTCAAATGAAGAATTGATTAATTTGTTACATCATTATGAATCTATAGCTATTCAAGAAAATTTAATTCAGCTAACAAACAAACTTCAGATTAACTCAGTTTATGGTGCAATATCAAATGCACATTTTGTTTTGTTTAATGCTTGGGCCGGTTCAGCAATTACAGCAACAGGTAGATATGCTATTAAATCTGTATCAAATGCAATAATCTCAGAAGTAAATAATAAAACAGGAAAAAAATCTGTTGAACTTGTTATTAACGATACAGACTCAGGATATTTTTGTTGTGATAAACTTGTATCTGATATGAAATTAGAAGATCCTGATAAAATAACTGATTTTTTAGATGAATTTGATAAAAGAGTTCTAAATCCATTAATAATGAAAACTATTGATTCTATAGGCGAACAATTGAATTTTTATGAAAATGCATTTGGTATGGATAGAGAAAAAATTGGTGAAGCAATGATTGTAACAGGAAAAAAGAAATATGCAATTATGGTTAAAGATAATGAAGGAGTACGATTTGCTCATCCTAAATTGAAAGTTACAGGTCTTGAAATAAAAAGAAGTTCAACTCCTGCTTTGATGAGAAAAAAATTAGAAGAATTTTTGAAGCTTTTGTTTGTTAAATCAAATTCAGAAATTTTGAAATTGATTGATAAATTTAGACAAGAATATTTATCAAAGAAATTTTCTATTGATGAAATAGCTATTCCTGTAGGTGTTTCTGATATAGAAAAATATATTAATGCTACTAAATCTGTTCCTATTAATGTTAGAGCAGCTATAGTACATAACAGAGTGTTGAATGAAAAAGGTTTAACAGATTTTCAAGAAATTGTTTCTGGGGATAAGATAAAGTGGGTATATTTAAAAGAACCAAATCCTATTGCATCTAATGTTATAGCATTTAATGACTCTAGATTTTTAAAAGAAACTGGATTAGATAAATATATTGATTGGAAATTGATGTTTGAAAAAACATTTATTAGTCCATTAGAAAAATTGTTTGAAGCTATTGGATGGACATTTAATACTGGAAAAATTGCAATGAATGATTTGTTTTAATTGAAAATTTTAATACGATTTTAAATTTAAAAATATTATTAATGTTATTAAGAAAACGATAGAAAGGAATCATTATGAGAGAGATTAAATTTAGAGTAAGAGACAAAAATACAAAAAAAGTAATAGGATATGAATATTTTAATACATCTTTAAATGATGGATATTATTTTATAGATTTGAGGGAATTAAAAGAAAATGAGACTGTAGATGATCTCATTTGTCATACAAATTATAGCAATCCACCTATGATTAAACCAAATAATCCATTTGGTCAATTGATTAGAGAAGAGTTTACTGGTATGTTAGATAGAAAAGATGAAGAAATATATGAAGGAGATATAATTGAACATTTAGATAGAGAGTTTGTAGTTGAATATTCAAAGAATGATGTATCGTTTGTGTTTAGAGATATTGAAACAAATGAGATATTTTTTATAGATGAAATATCACTTAATATTATTACAGTTATAGGAAATGTTTACGAAAATCAAGAATCATTAAAGGAAAAAAGATAATGAAAACTATATCTAAATTGAAAAATCATCTCTGGGTTTATCTGGATGCATCTATGAGATTGATTATTGATATAATTTTAATGATATTGTTTTTAATAGTTAGTCCAATAATGATTTTTATTTTAGTTTCATTTGGTTATGTTTTATTATTTTTAGAAGGAGCAAAAAATGTTAAAGAAATATGCTGATATGTCAGAACTAGTGATATCAAAAATTGAAGAAATGTCAGATTTAAAACAAAATATATTAAGAACATTTGAAATAGATAATAAAATAAAAGTTAAGTTTTGGAATTATCCAGATAAAAAATTGTTTAAATCATCAACAAAATATCCTATAAAAATTCATAAAGATGTTATTGTTTATATTAAAGATATTGATGCTGTTATTTTTGTTATTGGATTAAATAAAAAATTATATTATATGTGTTATCCTAAAAAAGATAAATATTGGAGATTTTTTAAATCTAAAAGATATTTTGATGGTGATAGTTATTTTGTCTTAAATTCAAAAGCAACTGTTGTTAAAATTAATGTGAAAGGATGAGAAAATGAAATTAAATAAAACAGAGGTTAATATAGCAAAAATAATATTGATGATGTTATCTGCAGATGATAATACAGAGAGTTGTGAAATATTAATAAAAAATATGTTTTTAGATATTGGAGATGATGAGACTAAAGAAGATAGAAAGATAGAGTTTTTTGTATTAGCTTTATATTATGGAGTTTTTGAAAACGAAGTAATAATGAAGCTATCAGAAATATTAAATCTGGATTTAACTTATAACCAAATTTCCATATTGGTAGAGTTCATTAAGAAATTTAATGGACAATTCCATGAGCCAGTGAGTAGTAATAGATTACGTGCTTTACCAAATAAAATATTCAATAAAGTTATTGAATTATTGATAAATGGAGATATACATGTAGATAATCATTCAGCTATTCGTGCCGATTTAAGACTATATGAATCACTTCATACATTATTAGATTATGAAACATATAAAAAATTAGTATTTGCTACTATTTGTAGAACAACATCAGTCTATTCAAATGGGAGATTTGGTGTTCAGTTTGATCCATTGAAAGATGCTTATCATATGTTGTATTTAAAAGAAGAAGATTATGATCGACTTTGTAAAGAAATATTTTGTTAAAATTAATGTGAAAGGAGGAGATGATGTATAAAGAAAATAATAAAGGTATAGATGTTTCAAGAATAAGACCTAAAGGCAGTAAGATAAAAGGTAGTAATAAATCATTAAATGATATTTCTTTTATTAAAGATTTTGAAAAAGCAATAAGTTCTTTAAATCAAAATAAAGGAAAATGAAATGACAATAGTGTTTATGAAAGGGATAGACAATATAATTACATTTTGCGTAGAAAAAGAATCAAAATTACAAATAAAAAGAATTGGAGCAATGACTGAAATTGATACAGTAAAAGTTATTGGTAAAAATAATAATATATTTATACTAAAAAGTGTGAATGGTTATTTAAATACAAAAGATATAAATGATTTTATAAGTGAAATTAAAATTTATGTAGATGATTAGAAAAATAGATTTAACTTTATTATATTATAATATGATACAGAAATTGACAAGATTTTACACGATATTAGAAGATTTTAATTGGATAAAAGGAGGATAAAATGAAGAAAGCATGGATTATAGTAAGACAAGGAACAAAAAACAAATTTCCAAATGAAAATACAAAACATTTAAAAATGAAGTATCCACCAAAAGTTGTTCATTTTTCATATGAAAGTGCTTTAGAAGAAGCAAAAAGGCTTGCTAAAGAATGTCCAGGTGAGGATTTTATGATTTTTGAATCAGTCAAACAAGTTACATATCAATATGTTCCGTCATTTGAAATTAGAGAACCATCTGAGATAAAACAAAACAAAAGAAAATTAGAAAAATTGAAATTAGAAGAAAAAATTGAACAAAGAGAAATGATAGAAGAAATTACAAAAGATATTTTAAAAACCAAAAGTGACTCTAAAAGGATAAAGGAAGAATTAGATTATTTTTTGAATTCTAGATTAGAAGATATGTTGAAAACAAGAAAATAATTTTAGATTTAATAAAGTTTTAAACTTTCGTAGTTTATAATATATATACAAAAAAATACTACGAAAGGAGTTAAAATGGAAATCCTCAAAATCAAACTAGGAAGCACAGAAAGAATGAGTTTTTATCACGATAACAATCGTGGATATACAATGATTCAAAAAGGTAAAATGCCTTGGTTTGTTCTAAATTATCTTTATACAAATAGATATTTTGGAGCAACTGAGTATATTTTATCTGAAGAGTTACATGAGGCTTTAGGTATAGTCTTAAATAACTGTGGTATATCAAACTCATTAAGAATGCTTCTTAGAGATTTTGAGGAGGCAGAACTTATACGTTTTGATTATACACATAGAACTCCAAAAATTTATATTACTAAATTAGGAATTATGTTTTTAAAAAATAATATAATAGAATCAGATTGCGAAGGAAATGCAGCATGAAAACATTTAAACAAATTTTAGCAGAAAATAGACCTTTTATGGTTTATAAAGGCATTAAAGTTATAGACACAAAACATTCAATAGAGAGGACTCTTCAAAGAGTTCCTCATTTGTCAAAAGATGATTTTGAAATAATTTTTAAAAGAGCTATTGATAGAATTATGCTTGACTACAATTATTTCGTTTCTGCATCACATTATTTGATTTATTCAAAAGAATATCAACAAGGAATTATAGTAAATTTTAGGGAAGACAAGTACGATAACGATGGAAAGAAACATTTGATTGTAATAACAGTTTTACCACCAAGAAAACAAGTAGCAAAACCTGGAACGCACAAAATGATAGTTGAATCATTTGAAAACTCTATAATTTTAGAATCAGATGAAGTTAGAGAATATCTTTATGATTTGTTAAATGAAGATATTAGTAACATTGAATATGATGAAATTTCAAAAAATGAATTGACATTTATAATAGTTGATGGCAAAATTCATGACTTGAATGTTGATATTATTGAAGTTGATTAAGATTTATTATTATAAAAGGATAATATGAAAATGATTAATAAAGAATTATTAAGTAGAATTTTAAATGGAGAGGTAAAATATTTTAATATTGATAAAAACTTGGTTTATTATGATATAGATTATGGAACATATATTAACATTTATGAATTATCTAACAAATGCAAGAAATGGATTGTAGATAACTCTGGTTATTATTTGAATTCTTATGTTAATGAGTATTTTGAAGGAATATGTGAAGTTAAAACAAAAGGAGGTAGAATTTTACATTCTGTTGTTAAATCTAATGAACCAAACGCAGTATTTGATGCTACAGAATGGATAATTAAAGAAAGACTTTTATGGACATAATAGTTAAAAAGGATTAATAATGGAAAGATTATGGAATGGCTACGTTGATAAAAAAGATTTAACTATGATATCAATGAAATAATTAAATATTAAAGAAGCTTTTGATTTGTTAGCATTTGGATATTTTGGTAATAAAGTATCGTTTGAAATATCTGATGTTCAAAAAATTTTAAAATTAATTAATTCTGATGATGTTTCAAATGAAACAATTATAGGTTATTTAGCTACAAAAGATGGTCCAGAGTTTTGGTTTGTAAATAAAGAATTAGCAAAAGAAAAATATTTTATGGTATGTGAAATAAATTAATTTTATTTTAATAATTATTGTATTAGATTTTATTCTAAATAAAAAGAAGGAGAAAAGATGAAATATGAAAAACCTTTAAAAAGATACTTTGATGAATATAAATTAAATGATGAAGTATTTTCTACTTATTATGGTAAAGGTATAATTAGTGGTTTCCATATTGATGGAAATGAATATGAAATCATTTGTAGTTTTGATTGTGGTAGCAGTAATGAATATAATTTAGAAGGTAAAACTAAAAATGATAAAGAACAAACTTTGTTTTATTTAGATACGCAAAAACACGGTAAAGGTATAGGTTGGTGGTAAATTTAAGGTTAAATATGTTATAATTTTAAAAAGATTTGAGAAGGAGAAGCTTTTGATATTTTTACATAGGCAAAATAATTTAAGTCTAAATAGTAATATAGATGGAATTGAACTAGATGTTAGAAATTCGCCTAATGGAATAATATTGAATCATGATATTGTAACAGTTGATGAATATCACTATAGCAATAAAAAATATTATTATTTACTCTCTGATAAACTAAAAAGATTAAAAAACAAAACAATAATAATAAATATTAAAGAGTCTGGATTAGAGGAAGAGATATTAAAAATGAATTTTTATTCTAATGATTTTTACTTTCTTGATTCACAAATTCCAGATATTGT